GGTGAGCCAGGATTAGTTGGTTACTCAGATTTTTATCGTGAGCCTGTCCGTGATTCTGGTATTACATTTGTAACTAAAGATCAGCAAGGCAATGAGGTACGTGAGAAAGCAAAGCCAATCGCAGATACTAATATCGGATACATGCGTGTACATGATAAGTACAAAGGCGGAGGAATTGGCCGCCAGATGTTTGATTATATGCACAAGACAACTCCAGAAGGATCAATCCTTAATGTAGGTAAGGCAGCATCTAATGAGACTCTACATATGTCTGAGAAGTTAAAGAAAGAAAAGCCAGATTCAATCAAGTATAAGTTGTTCTAATGAACAACAATCTATCTAAGCAGCAGTTTGGCCCCATGTACCATGGCACCAAGGCGGTAATCAAGGATCACATAATTAGACCTGGTACAGGTGGCTTAGCATATGCAACTAGTGATCCAGGCTCTGCTGAGTTATTTGGCAAGACTAAGTTGCCATCTGGTGAGGTTGGCGAAAACAAAGTCTACAAAGTAATGCCTCTATCTGATGATGTATCTACTGCAAGAGGTAAGTTCAAGGATGAAACTCATTACTCCTCTGCTACTGGGTTTATTATTTTAGGAGAGAATGAATGAGCGCCCAAAATCTTTCTCAACAGCAGTTCTTTCATGGCTCACAACACTCTCTAAGAGTGGGAGATACAGTCAAACCACATAATGATTTTGCATGGGCATCAACAAATCCAGAAGTTGCATCATCTTACGCCGCCTCTGAAGGATTAAAGGCAGATAAACAACAGCCTGTGTTATTTGGCACAGTGTACAAGGTAGCGCCATTACAGAATGATGTAGTACGTAATCCAGGCGCTGATAAACGTTTTGGTATCTACGCATCTCCTACAGGATTTAAAGTTACTGGAGTTCACTCATTAGTACCTAATAATCAATTGGAGAACAAATGAACGCTAAAGATAATCTAAATAAAAGTCAATTTAAATTTATTATGCCAAAAGAGATGTATGTAAATGTTGCTATGCAAATGACTCCACCATCAGAGGCATCTAATACAGCAAGTAGTACCAAAGCATGAGCGCCAAGTACTCAACAAATCGCCCATTTAATCCAATGCAGATAAAGGATGGATGGATTGTCCGCATGGGCAAAGATGGAAGAATCAGAGAGCGTATCGAGCCATACCGACCAAAGGTTAAAAAATAATGTATGAGTATCGTGTGAAGAAGGTCCACAAGGTAGTTGATGGCGATACTATCGATGTTGATATTGATTTGGGGTTCTCCGTCTCATTCTTCTCCCGTGTGCGCCTTGCGGGTATAGATACACCTGAGAGTCGTACTACTGATGCAAAAGAAAAAGTCCTCGGCTTGGAAGTTAAGGAAAAACTTAAAAAAGAATTAGCGGCGGCAAAAGATGTTGTAATTAAGACGGAGAAGCCTGACTCATCAGAGAAGTATGGACGTATACTTGGTTGGGTCTTCTTAGACGGATCAGATGTGTCGCTTAATCAGAAGTTAATTAACGAAGGCTATGCTTGGACATATGGTGGCGGCACGAAGATAAAAGACTTTAATGAATTAGTAACGAAGAGACAGGTGAGCGCATGAGTGCCGAAGACAACCTATCTCCTAAGCAATTTAAATGGACACCTATTAAATTTGATTTAGATGTCGCTGATCATCTACGTAAAGAGCACGGCATAGAGCCAAGGGGTGGATGGTCTCGTACACCAATTGATGAGAAGACTCATAAGGAAGAGCACGACAAAGATGAGAATAGAGTTTCTGGCATCGTGGCTCATAAACACTTTGCTCCCGCACATTTAAAGAAGCGCTTTGGTCCAAACTATGGAAAAAAGTATCTATGAAAAAGAAACCTAAGTTTAAAGGTTACTCTCAGACTGGATATGGAAAAGAATCGGTTCAAGAGAGATTTAAAGTTAAGAGTGTAGATCATGAGGGTGGGTCTGATTACATTGCTGCTTGGGTAAATAACAATTTAAATAAGACACAGATGTCTAGTGCTGAGGGAATTAAAGATTTAATGCAAGGGCCAAAGTTAGGTTACAACGTAAGGAAGCCTAAGAGATCTGAACCTCGAGAGGATGAAGAATAGTGGCTGCCGAAAATAACCTTTCACATGAACAACTAAAGATGTTTATGACACCAAAAGAAATACGCTATCGTTATGAAGCGCAACCCGAAGAGTATGAAGACCATGAACTTAGTCATGAAGAGGTTATGTATCGCAAGTTACATGAATCAAAAAAGATTAAACAAACAGGCGGATTACCAGATAGACAGTTTGTAAAGGACTCTTTGTACCATAGTGTAAAAAAAGAAGGCGTAAAAACTCCAATACAACTAAACCCTAAACAAAATACCATATATGACGGACACCATCGCCTTGCAGCAGCAACTCACCTCGCTCCAAATAACCTTATTCCAGTGGAGTATGAATAATGACTTTTATAGAAAATAGGCCGTGGGGCACTTACGAGGTACTAAGTGATACTGCTACACACAAGGTTAAGCGCATTGTTGTAAAGCCAGGACAACGTTTATCATATCAAGTACACGATAAGAGAAGTGAGTATTGGGTAATTGTTGATGGAGTGGGAACAGTTACTCTAGATGGTCAAGAAGCGATGTGTCTAGGTGGCGATTCATTTGTTATTGAGACGGGTGTAGCGCACCGAATTAAAAATACAGGTGAAGATGATTTAGTATTTATTGAAACACAATTAGGATTATATTTTGGAGAAGATGACATTACTCGTTTAGAGGACGATTACAACCGTGCCTAATTTATCTCCTAAACAATTTCATGTATTTCGTGGGTTACAAACTAGTGCCTCTGGAATACAAAAAAATATACTGGGAGTCCATTGGACTGATAACCCAGATGTAGCAGAAGACTTTGGAAGTGGCAAGGGTCTAGGCGGCTATGCAAGTCATCGTGCATCTTATAAAGGTCCCTACTCGGTTATACACGCAACAACGACCAAAAATGCCGTAGAAAGAAACCCAAAGAAATTACAGACCTATGACATTGCTATGGATGCCGAAGAAGACGAAGTACCTTTAAAAGAGAACGTTAAAGTTAAAGTTCACTCAATAACAACAGTGCATCCTAATAAACGTGAAAGAATGCGCCGATATAAGACACCACGAGAGATGACTACATGAGTAACTTATCTCCTAAACAATTTCACACTCTCTATCGTGGATTAAGTTCTACTACCGATGTAAAAAAACCCCTCGGCATGCATTGGACAGAAGATCCAGAAAGAGCCGTCGGCTTTGCAAGAAATCCTATTCGGCGTGGACCTGGCGTTGTAATTGAAGGACAAGTGGCTAAGAGGAGTCGTGAGACTCGTCCTGATGTATTAAAGAAGAATCAAGTCTACGATGAGTATTGGGAAAACGAAATTCCTGTTAAAAAAGGCAGCACCGTACATGTATCTGCTGTCACTAAGTTAAGTGATAAGAGAGATCGCACACGCACTTACACTCCGCCAAGGAAGTGGAAAGCATAATGTTAAATCAAAAACAATTTACTGTTCCTATTCCATCTTATGTACAACAAAGAAAAGCAGGTGGTAAAGGTCATCTTGAAGGAGATAAGAGTGAGAGTGCTACTGGCATGGTTAGAACTGAGCGCTTAATTCCTTTGATGGAGCATAGACGTCTTGGTGCTGATGCTCAGCCTTCTAGTTCTAAGGTTATTGCTGGAATTAGAGGAGATATTCAAAAGGGCGGCGGTATTAACAATCCAATTATGGTTGCATATGATCATGCTAATAAGTGGGGTGTTGTTGGTGAAGGTCATCATAGATTAGAGGCTGCAATGGCTGAAGGCGTTTCCCATGTGCCAGTAACAGTTTATCGTCAGCCAGGATTAGGTGAGCGAAAAGAAAACTTTAAAGGTGGTCATCTAGCCATGACAACTAACTTTACTGATAAAGGAAGTCATGACGAACGTATGGGCAAAGAGTACGTGCCTACTAATATTCACCCTGGACACTTTAAGCAGTTTCAATGAACAACTACGACCATCAAATAGTTTCTAATGTTAGAGAGCATCTAACTGATGACCTACGTAGTGCAAAGTTTCGTGGACACGAGTGCAAGACCGCTGGCCACTGCTACGTAGCCAGTGAGGCTGTTTATCACGCACTAGGTGGTAAGTCTGCTGGATACACTCCTATGCAGATTAAGCATGAGGGAACTAGTCACTGGTTCTTAAAGCATTCATCAGGAAAGATACTTGATGCAACTTCAGATCAATTTGCAACTGCAGTTCCTTATGAGAAAGCCAAGGGCAGAGGATTCTTAACTAAAGAACCTTCTAAACGTGCAAAGACATTAATGGGTCGTATCAACTTATAAGTACTAGTAAAGTTTAGTTACCCACATTTGATCTCGTAGTTCTTTACACCTTATATAATTTTTATTTTCCTTTATAAATCTAGTCGTACTTGCATATCTTGGTCCAAATCCGCTGCCCCATTTATAATCATCAAATACCATTACCCCATTAATCTTTAAACATTTAAATCCCATTATTCCATCGTAATATGTTTGACGATTTGTATGACTTCCGTCTACATATATAAAATCAAAAAACTCAGTATTTACATTAAAAAACTCATTACTTAAAAGTTTTACTTTTTTTAAATTGGAATATGAGGCAAGCCTACTATCGTATTCTTTTTCCCTGTTAATTCCTGGCCACATGTTATCGTCCCAGGTATCGACATCTACTAATAGGGATGTAGGATCCGTTAAAATGTGGTCTAAAAGCCATTTAGAGGCGTGGCCCACGTGTGCTCCAATTTGAAGAAACTTTAAATTAGGCTGATTTGCGTAAACAGTAAGTTCTTCAGTAAAGTTGCTGATTACTCTATCTTTAAAGTAGAGTTCATTTTCCATTTTAGAATAGTAGAATACCAAAGGAATTATATGTGGCCAAAGAAGAGGGTTGAAGAACCTACTGTTCAATTTGTTTCAATATTCAAAGGTCTAACAGGTATACCTGAAATTAATCCCCGTCCCGCTAAAGCGTTTATTCCGCAGTGGTGGAAAGACATGCCATTAAAACGTGCGGGATACGAACACTTACACGACGTAGCAGGAACTATAAAGGCTTGTCCTTCTTTTCCAGAATACTTTTCTCAAGGATTTATTATTCCTATGTGGACAGACACGGTAATTACATTAGATTTAGAAAACAATAAATTTACATGGTTATCTGGAAAAGGAGCAAATGTAGGAAAGGGGTTAGATATATTTCCCTGGGATTCTCACCCAAAAAATCAATTAATTGATTTTGTTACTCCGTACAGTAATGGAGAACCTGGAAATGCGGTTTTAAAAGCAATTGCTCCATGGAGACTTATTACGCCTCCAGGATACTCTGTTTTACAATTACCTGTATTTTATGAATTCAACAAAGATTTTTCTGCTATGCCAGGAATTTTGCATACAGACTTTGCAAGTGAAATTAACATTCAACTTCTTTTTCACAGTAAAAAGACAGAGATATTTATCGAACGAGGAACTCCTCTAGTTCAGTACATTCCTTTTAAACGAGAAAATCCATTATCTCATGTAGTAAGAGATGAAACAAAAGAAGATGAATCCCGCTTTCTTACAGAACAATTACGGGTTGCTACTAAATTTACGGGCGATTACCTTCATCAAAAACGTGAAGTATTAAAGAATAACCAATATGAGTAAAATTGTTAACTTATCAAAAGAAGAAGTTCGTGCATGTGCAGATATTGCATTAAACCGATGGATGATTAAGTTTGGAAGTATTGATCGACCTAACTATGCGGGTGACAATAAGAAGTACCTAGAGCCAGAAATTGCGGCAAATGTAAGGACTATTGTTGCTGAGTACGCTGTGGCCAAATTATATAAGCAGCCTTTTGTATTTCCTTTCTATACTAATGAAGAACATTCCTTCCGAAAAGATTTTCCAGATGTAATGCCAGTATATGAAGTAAAGTCTGTAAGAACTAAAGATGAAATCCCAGTATTTCCCAAGGACATCAGACCAGGGGTGGTTCTTGTAGGAGCCAGAGTATTAGACCGTGATTATTACTCAGAGGTTGAAGTTTATGGATGGCTTCCCGTTGAGGAATGCACAAAGGACGAGTATCATTACCCTCCAGAGAATTCTTGGCGGATTCCCTTAGATAAATTTAATGACACAATTCCAGAGTAAGGATTAGACATGGCAGAAAAAGGCACAGCAGCAGCAATTATTGAGGTTGCAGAAAAAGAAGTTGGTACTATTGAGGGTCCAAAAGATAACCAGACTAAGTACGGAAAATTTACTAAGGCTGATTTCTTGCCTTGGTGTGGATCTTTTGTTATGTGGTGTGCTAATCAAGCAGGTGTAAAGGTTCCTAACACTGTTTCAACTGTGGCTGGTGCAACTGCGTTTAGAAAGATGGGCACCTGGGTAGATGCAAAAGATGCCTCTCCAAAGCCAGGAGACATAGCCTATTTTGATTTTCCAGGAGATGGTGTAGATAGAATTTCTCACGTAGGTATTGTTGTATCTAACAATGGA